CAGTAGCCGGTTGGATCAATTCATTTTGAATCATCCTCAAATTAAATTGTGGACTCATGGGCATACGCACGAAGAATTTGACTACATGGTTGGTACTACTAGGGTTGTTTGCAATCCACGTGGATATATTAATTATGAAAATCGTGCTGACGACTTTAAACTAAAATACGTGGAGATTTAATGGAAATAAATTATAAAGATTCCTTATTGATAGTTAGAAATGCGTTGACTAAAGATCAATGTTCATCTTTAATTTCCGAGTATGAAAAAGAAAAAGATAAATTTGAATATGAAAATTGTACTCATGCAATTACTGGAAACCCAACACAATCTACCTTCAAGCGAATTTGTTTAAATCCCAGAACAAAAAACTTTGATATAATTCATTCTGCAACAAAAAACCTAATTCAACAATGGCTTGAATATTTGGAATCAAAAAAAATGTTTCACACACATGCATTAAAGAATGTTTTGAAATATTCGCATATGTATAGACTATTAAAATATGAACCTGGTGGTTGGATTCATCCTCATATAGATTGGGATCATTTTGTTCACGCCAGTTGCACATTCAATTTAAATGAAGACTATACTGGAGGACAATTTTCATTTTTTAATGGCAAATATAATGTCGAACTTAAAACTGGAGATGCATTAATTTTTCCTGCGGATCCATTTTGGGTGCATGAAGTGAAAGAAGTTATTAGTGGTGCGAGATATAGTACAAATAGTTTTATAACTTCTCTGCCAGAAAATTTTAGGATTAGAACTTCATCCGACATGCATAGACTAGGCGATAGTGAAAGATATATTAATGATTTTTATTATAACATGGAAAACTAAATGGAAAACCCAATTGATTTTGAGAACTCACATCCCTGCATGGAAAAGATTATTGAATCAGATAAACTATTGCCAGTAACAAAATCAGTAGCAAAGATGCTAATGAGAAATCCATACACCTCATTGGGTAAATTCTTTAAGAAGTTATCTAATGAAAATCTGCAAACATTAATGGAAATCATCGATGAAGGTGATAGCGAATTTAATGATGGTATGGAAGACATTGTATTGATGACAGAAATGTTATCCCGTGCTGAAGGTGTGCCAAGTCAATGTATTGAAGATATTACCGAAAATGTAAATTACTTTGGTGCATGTATTACCTGTGTTTCACTTGCACGAAAGGGTTTAGTTCGTGTATACTATGATAATATGTCGTTTGGTACAGACCAAGGCGATAAAGTACTTGTGGAGAAAATAGATTGATCGATGAATGGTTTCCTACTGCTATCTATAGGGTTGAAAATTTGTTCCCCAAAGAACAAAACGATACTTGGGCTGAATACATTCAGACTAATAAAGAAAATATCCCATCAGGAGGAAAAGGATGGCTAGGAAACATGTACAATACTTTTGGTGTTTATGAATTGACTAAGGATAAAACCTTTTTTCCTTTAGTCAATAAAATCAATAAGCATGTAATAGAATATTCAAAATCATTTGGTTCAATGGCAATGTATACACCATTGAATGCGTGGGTAAACATTGCTGATAAAAATAACTACCAAGAGTATCACGTACACAACAATTCTATTTTTTCTTGTGCATATTACTTGACTTCTCCCGTTGGTTGTGGTAATATAGTATTTGAAAGTCCAAATGAACCTGATATGATGATGCCAAAAAATATCGTGAACTCAACTAAATTTAATAGTCCTACATGTTCATATGAACCTAAACAAGGTATGCTTTTAATTTTTAGATCATATCTAAGGCACATGGTTCAACATGGAACTAATGAAAAAGACAGAATTTCAATTTCAATGAATTTTATATGAACATCTTTTATCTTAATCACGAACCAAAAGTCTGTGCTGAAATGCACTTAGACAAGCACGTTGTCAAAATGATTATTGAGTATGCACAACTCATGTCTACTGCACACCGTGTTCTTGATGGTGACAAATACATAGACAAGACTTCAAATAATCGTAACATTCAACGTTGGCGCATGAAAAACGAAATCATTGAATATGGCTTGATGAAAGCATCACACGTTAATCATCCGTCAAATCTATGGGTTCGTGCAAGCAAACAAAACTATATGTGGCTGTATCAGATGTGGACTCACCTGTTGGCCGAGTATACACATCGATATGGCAAACATCATGCATGTGAAAAATATGCAAAATATCTTTGTATGCCTCCAGAGAACATTGCTGACATTCCATTCACCGAACCTACGCCTGCGATGCCAGACATATATAAAGTGACGAATGATTCTATTCGTTCGTATCAAAACTACTATATACATGATAAGGCGAGATTCGCAAATTGGAAAAACAGAGAAATCCCAGAATGGTTCTCATACGGAGTAAACAATGCCAACATACAACTTTCGCCATCGTGAGACAGGTGAAATAATCGAAAGACTTTTTAAAATTGCTGATAGAGAGGAATTCTTAGAACAAAATCCTCACTATGAATCTGTTATGCTAGGCGCCCCATCATTAGGCGATCCTATTAGGTTGGGCTTACGTAAGCCAGACAATGGATTTAGAGAAGTCCTTGCAAAGGCTAAAGAAGCGCATCCTTTAGGAAACATTAACACGTTCTAATATGGGGATACATCATACAACAAGTAAAAGGACTCCCATGGCAAGAAAATCTGCTACATCAAGAGTAGCAAATACTGAACCTCAACTTCCATCAACTCCAAGACTCAAATCTGTCAATAACACACTCAAACTTAGATTAGATGATTTAAAAACTTTTGATCCGCTAACAGAAAATCAAAAACTATTTTTCGAAGCATACAAACGTGGAGATTATTTTGTAGCACTTCATGGTGTAGCAGGTACAGGTAAAACATTCTGTGCATTGTATAAAGCAATTGAAGAAGTAATGGATAAAGCAAATCCATTTGATAAAATTATTGTAGTGCGTTCTGCTGTTCAATCAAGAGAGATTGGACATTTGCCAGGTGACGTAAATGAAAAGATGGAAATCTATCAACAACCATATCGTCAAATCTGCGACACCCTTTTTGGTCGCAAAGATGCGTGGGATAGATTAGAAGAACAGGGGCACATAGAATTCATTTCAACATCATTCATTCGTGGTATGTCATTTGATGACGCTATCATTATTGTGGATGAAATGCAAAACATGACATTCGAAGAGATAGATACAGTTATGACAAGGGTTGGTTATCGTTCTAAGATTATTTGGTGCGGTGACTATCGACAAACCGACTTAAATAAAAAGAAGAATGATGTATCGGGTATTCTTAAATTCTTTGACATTGCATATCACATGAATGCATTCACAAAGATTGAATTTACTGTAGATGACATTGTTCGCTCCTCATTAGTGAAAGATTATATTTTAGCGAAACTACAACATGAAGACGGAGCCACCTCAACAAATTAGTTTATCCGATATAAACATGAGTTCATTGAATCCAAAGTATATTGCTTTGGATTCAATTCAAACGGACAACTCACACGTAAAAGAATTTTTACAAAATTTTCAAAGTGAATATTGGCTAGATCATAAGATAAAAATACACCATTCTGTCAAATTTACCAAAAGTAAATTTAACAGGAATCGTATCATTGTCGTTTGCAAGAAAGATAAGTTTACAAATTTCAACAGCGTATTAAAAATTGTTAAGAAATATAATTTTCCAGAAAAATATATCGACATGTTGTCAAGTGAATTTTTGACATGTAATTTTGTCATATTTGCAATTGAAGCCGATGCGGGTGTTGCTAAGTATAAAATATATTGCGAAACATATTTCAAAGGTTTTGGGTTTGGATTCAAATGGACACAATCAAAGTGTGCAATAACTAGATATGAGTGGTTTAAGTCGGTAGACAATTATAAATCGTTGATAGATGCAAGCGGATTCGATTTATATCCAAAATTTTTAGAAACAAAAAAAATCACACAAGCATATTCGGTAAAAGATGAGAATACCGATAAGCGAGGATTTGAATTTGAATTAGAAGATGCATATCTAAAAGATGTGTCGGATGATGTTTTACTATTGACAGACGTTGACATTTATGATAAACTAAGAGACTTGGCAATACTTCCTTTAATACATTTTTCTGGTGGAGTTGAAAGCAACGGAGATAAATACTTTAATCTATACTTTATGGTACTGTAAAAATGAACTTTAAACATGTTGGTTGTGATATTGATTATGACCTAGAAACCGAAACAATAAACGGCAAGCGTTTTTACAAGACGCCTGAAGGCAATCTATATCCTTCCGTGACTACTATCACATCTCAGCATGGTAAAGATAAAATCATAGAATGGCGAAAGCGTGTTGGTGAAGAAGAAGCCAATCGTATTTCGACTAAAGCATCCAGCCGTGGAACTAGAGTACATAAGATT